GTGCGCGCGGCCGAGCCCTTCATACTTCTCCTGCAGCGACTTCTCCAGCCGCTTTGCCGCTCCCTCGGACAGCGTCTCGGGGTGGGTCACAACGGCCCCGACGTTGGTCCCGTTTGCGAAGAATTCAGCTCCGAACTCTTCGGCTGAGAGCGAAAGCTCTATTGCCCTCTTGGACCATTCGATTACGGATATTCCTTTCCGCCCATCAAGGGAGAGTCCGGGGATGTGCAGCATTGCGTAGAACGGGACGGGATGCTGCTTGCCCTTCGGATCGGTAACCATGAAGAACGGATCGCCTTGATCCGTCTCCATATGCTCGACTCGGTGAGGGGGGAGGGGCCATAATGCAACGATCGTCCCGTTAGTGTCATACTCAATCTCCGCATACCCGTTGCCCCAGAGCAAAATATGAGCCATCAAGGTCTCGCGGAAAGTGAACGCCGTCATGTATGGGTTGGGGGACCGCTGCAGTAGCTCCGCAACCGGGTGATCGTATCGTTCTTTACCCCGCGGCTTCAAGCGTCGGTATACCGGCAGCGGTAGAGACGCCACTGATTCGCCAAGGATTCGGACGCACCCAAGCACGGCGGTAGAGCGCATGGCTGTGCCGGGGGTGACCTTAATGCCGCGTCCAAACGGGATACCAAACGCCTCATAAACCCATTTTTTCGGGTCTTTCAGGTCGCTTGACTCACTTCTTTTCTCAAAAAAACGAGAAATTAACGGGATTTTCAGCTTTATCACCCCCTTTAGAACGTCCGTACGTCCTCATCCTCATACTTCGATCTGAATTTCTTTGTTTCCCCGTACATCGCCCGGGCCAATGCGTTGATGATTGCCGCGAGCAGGTCGATGCGCTGGCTGTCGTCCTTATGCTTCTTGCTCAGCTTGATATTGCCGTTGTTGTCGATGATCTCGACCGCATTGGACAGGCACCAGGTCAGCAAAGGGCTGCCGTCGTGGACGATCAGACCTTTCAGGACGAGTTCACGGAAATACTTCGTCGGCTCCGAGAGCGTCTGTACGCCCTGCCGGATCTCGACCGTTGCGTACCCGTCCGACTCCATCTCTTGCGCGAAGTGCGTCGCGTTGTATGGGTCATAGTCGACCTCGATGATGTTCCATTTCTCGTCAAACTCCAGGTCATGGATATGGCTCTTGATGTACCGGTAATCGGTAACCGCGCCCTCGGTCAGCGTGCACCAGCCTTCCTTCGCCCAAGCCCTGTACGGCACGCGGTCGGAATGCTCGTGCTTCGTCGCGGTCTCCTCCGGCATGAATCCGTGCGCGCAGACGGCGTATAGCGGTTTGACCGGACCGCCTGCGGTCTCGACCACAGTCTCCCCGTCCAGCCTGAATACGTTGCCGTCTGCCGTCAGGTCCACTCGCTTCGACAAGTCGAGCCCGAGCCATGTATCCCGTCCCTTCACCAAACTTAAAAAAGCCGCTCGCGTCATTGCGAGGGCCTTCCACTTATCCATGATGCCGGCCATGTACTTGTTCTCCGAGTCAGCCTGCCAGCGGTTGACGCGCTTGATCAGCCATTCGCGAATCTTGTCCGGGTCCCCGCTGTTGTATGCCTCATCATGCTCCGTCCGGATCTGCCGCCGCAACTCCCTCGAATAGGCGTTGTCCTCCTGCAGCACGGGGTTGGCCAGCGGCCAGAGCGATTCGTCGTGCGGATCGGCGCCATCAGGCAGTTCGCGGATCATCACGAAATACGTGTCCTGCATCGGCGTTTCGCCGCGCATCATCTTGCGCAGGATGTCGTACTCTTTCTTGCAAGGGCTGTTCTCCGCGTCCTTCCCGGCCGTCGAGATGATCTGCATAAGCGACTGCAGCCGCTTGCCGAAGCCGGAATAGGAGACGTCCAGAATCTCGGATGTCGGATGCGCGTGGTACTCGTCGATGACGACCAGGCACGGCGCGCCGGAGTCCTTGTTTTTCGTATCCTTGCTGAGTGGCTTCAGCAGGCCGCCGCGGCTCTCGTGCTCGATGTACCCGCGCCGCACGCGCAGCCGCTTCGAGATGTCCGGGCTCGCCAGCGCCATCTCGCGAGCGTCGCCCCACACTCGCTTGGCCTGACTCTTGTCGACGGCCGCGCAGTCGACCTCGGGACTGTGCTCGTATTGACGCTTACTTGGGTCGCCCGGTGGATAGATCGCATCGGCGCACATACCATAGAGCGCAAGGCCGCTCATCTCCGTCGACTTCACATTCCCGCGGGCGCGGAGGTGGAATGCTTTCCGGAAGCGCCGCTGCCCTGTCTCCATGTGAACCCATCCGTAAACCGCGCCCAGGTCGAACTTCTGGAACGGCAATAATTCGATGAACTCCCCGCTGAACGGCCCGCGGACGTGGCGACAGCACTTCTCGAACCAATCGAATACGCGATCGGCCCGCGACTCGTCGAAGACATACGGGAAATCTGTCGTGGCCTGGCGCTGCAGGTCGGACAGATGACGCTGGCAGGCAAGGAACTCCATCTCGCAGCTCGGCCTAATCCCGGATACAATCTCGGCGGCATAACGGTGGGTCGGGTGAAGGTCCTCCCAATCAGTCGAAGAGGTCGTCATTCTTGCCCTTCTTTCCGGCGTCGGCTTCTTTCTTCGCCAGCCGCGCCCGTGCGTTCGCCGTCAGCCCGAGCTTCTCGGCGTACTGGAGAATGATTCGGGCGTAGCTCTGCGACATCTTGACGTAGGTGCCCATGTTGACTTTCTTCTCCTTGCCGTCGTCATCATCGTCCTCTTCGGGTTCCGGCTCGGCGGCCTGCATGATCGCCGCTTCGATCATCAGGTTCGCGAACTTATGCTTGGCGACGGCGTCGCAGTAAACGGCGAGCACGTCCTCGTCGACCTTATCGAGGATATGGAATTCCTTCATGTCCTTGACGGTCTTCTTCCAGACCTTCTTGGCTTCTTCGCTGAGCCATGCCGGGACCTTCAACGGCTTCGGTTCGCTACGCTCGAATTTCTGGCCGGCTTCGGTTCGCCGCTCGACCTCATCCTTCGTCCAATGCTTACCGCCACCCTTGGCGCCGACGCGCATGTGATCGAACTTTACGACGTTTGACATGCCGGCCACCTCCTTTCGGGTTGGCCTATATATAAAAATTTTTTGGGGACTTTTTTTCGCACACGAGGGGCGCGCGGTCAATTAGAAAAAGGTTTGGAAGGATTTTGACCCCCCTCCCCCTGCTTGGCTTCCGGAACCTCTCGAAGGGGCACGATATCACCTTGGCATTCGGGGCATCTCGTTCCGTCCTTCTGACTGTGTGTCTCCGTAGTCCACTCGCAGTACAGACAGCCATACTTCTGCTTCTTGTGTTTCATCGACCGAATCCTCCGTCCTCTCGCGCCGTCTTGGCGTCATGGTGGGCCTTACATAGCGGCTGCCAGTTGAGTCTGTCCCAGAACTTCACGCGGTCGCCCTTGTGCGGCACGACGTGGTCGACCACCGTGGCCGCCGTGATCCGGCCTTCAGCTTGGCACATTAGGCATAATGGATTAAGCCGCAGGTATCGCGCTCGGGCCTTGCGCCAATCCACCCCATACCCGCGCTCAGCTGACGTCCCGCGCTGCCGATCGTATGCCTTGGCGTGCTCCGGACAGAAGCGTTCGGTCGTTAGTGCCGAGCATCCCGGCCGGCTGCATGGCTTCTTCGGTCTGCTTGGCATGTCATATCCCCGGCCATAGCAGCATGCCCACGCCAACCCAGAAGGCCATAGCAAACGGCAGTCCGAACAGCACTCCCCTGATTACATCATCATCCTCTTCATCCATGACCCTGTCCCCTTTCATGGCAAAAGAAAAAGCACCCGATTGGGTGCTCGAGTGCCGCTTCTTAGATCTTTCTGCCTCTCCGATACAGGCCATTGACTACGATCTCATATCCGTTTTGCTCAAGATCTTCGAGACGATAGATAAATCCGGGATAAGCCCCACTTTTCAAACCCTCGATTCTACTTTCCACAATAGATGTCGCAAAGTCTGTTAGTGGCTCTCCTCTGTGCTCTTCGAAGATATCCTCAGCAAATATCCGAGCGCTTGCATAATGTACGACAGCGTTTACCAGTACCAACTTTTTTCCGGTAATGGCTTGTGCAACATAATAGTTTCCAAGCCGGTCGTAAATAATGTCTCTCATCGGCAGTATTTCACTCATTCAGTTCACCTCCCACCACAACTATACAGCATCTTCCATATTTCGAGAAGATATGCTATGATGGGGTTTGCCCGGTGAGGAGAGCATCCCTCGGGTCTATTTGTGCCCTGCAGGCGTGTTATCAGGAGGAAGGCGATACTTCACCGCCTCTCGTCTTGTCCGCGCCACTGGCTCCTGCAGGACTGGCCTCTCATATATAGGTGGCTTTCGTAAGACAATTATCTATTATTACCAGCATAAAACTCGCCGATGCCTCGCTCAATAACATGTCTGGTTGACACACGGTAATGATCAGTTATCTCGCGTTTAATATCGTACATAATTCTTTCTATCTCATCGATATGTTTAAGACAGCAAACCTTGTACTTCTTCCCACTCTTACATGCGCATGGATCGTTTCTCCCCAATCCATTATAGTCTCCATATAAGAAATGATGTGTAAATAGGTCCCACGTTTTTTGGTCGTCTTCATAAAAGAATATCTCTTTTTTTAATGTTGCTCCTGATACGGCCCCCGAACCGTATCCTACATATATTGACGATGGTGATTGAAATTTATAACGTAAGCGTCAAATAGCCCCCACCTTGTTGGAAAGCGGAGGCTGAGCTAGGCTTGTATCATGATGTGAAGACACGGCAGGTGAGAGGAAGCGAAGCCGACCACGGCATCAGTC